AGATTGGCCAACTTTAGGAGGACAAGGTGAAGGTGGATATCTTATTTGTATGGCATCAAGTAATTTATGGATTGTAGCACCATCATCAACAGAAATCAGTAGAAATTGGTACAATAGGAATGATGCCACATTAACCGCAAATAATAATGCTGCATGTGGTGATTGGTTTATACCCTCTGGTGCTCAACTCAAGAATCCAGGATATACTTGTAGAACTTATTGGGATTCATATAACTCCACGTCCTACTGGAGTGATACACAGTACAATGGACACACCGGTAGGCGCGTAAACTTCTCTACTGGAAGTCATCATAACAACTCCAAGCCGAATATTTACTGTGTCCGTGCCTTCAGATGTGCATCTTATTGATTTATTAAACAAAGATTATCAATAAATAACTAAAGCAAACGCCTAGTAGAATACGAAAATGGCTATTCAAGTTTCTGGTGTAAACGTAATTGATAACGAAAGAAATCTTAATGTAGGTGTCCTGACAGCAACATCTGTAGATGTTCCACCAACAGTTCTTAATTTTAGTCCTAATGATGGAGCAACTGATGTATCATTAACAAATAACATTTCTATTTTATTTAATAGTAATGTAACTAAAGGTAGTGGAAATATTACTTTAAGAGAGGGAAGTGCATCGGGAACTGTTATTGAAACCATTGCAGTTTCATCAGGAGCTGTTACAGTTTCTTCTGGAGAGTTATTAATTAACCCACCTATTGGGACTTTGCCGGCTGGTAAAGACATCTATGTTGTAGTTGATGAAGGTGTAGTTACAAGTCCTTCATTAAATAGTGGAAATGATTTAATTGATACTTATAATTTCACCACAGGGCCCATCACAGTATCATCCTTCAGTCCATCTGATGGTGCTGTTGATCAGGCCGTTGACACTAATATCGTCATTACTTTTAGTAATAACATTGCAAAAGGAAGTGGTAATATCACCTTAAGAGCAGGAAGTGCATCAGGAACTATAAGACAGACTATTGACGTAACATCTGGTGCCGTATCTGTTTCTGGCGCACAAGCAACCATTAATCCACCATCTGATCTTAATGAATTAGAAGATATTTATGTAGTAGTTGATGCAGGATGCTTCACTAATACTGATGGTGATTCAGACTCAGCTAATGCAATAATCAATACTTATAACTTTACTGCAGAAGCTGGATGGCCATCTTTAGGAGCAGGAGGTGAAGGTGGATACCTCATGTGCTGTGCATCAAGTATATATTGGGTTGTAGCACCATCAAGTACTGAAGTTCGTAGATGTTGGTACGAAAGAAGTCATGCTGTAACAACCGCCAATGCTAATGCTGCATGTGGTGATTGGTTTATTCCTAGTTGCACGCAACTTCAGAACCCAGGATATCAATGTAGACAATATTGGGATTCGTACAATACTAGAGATTATTGGAGTAATACACAACACGTAGCCTCGCCCACCCACCAAACTTCTTATACAGACAATAATGTACAACAATTGGCGAGATACATAGACATGAATAATGGCTCAGCTTATACTGGCAATAAAACAGTTGATAATTGTGTCCGTGCCTTCAGATGTGTTTCTTATTGAACCTTGTACTTCGATACTGTACTTTGTACCCTCGCAGCAATGTGAGGGTTTTTTAATGAGTGTTGAAAGTTTATCTAAATATGGTAGAATTTAAAAAAAATAACTGAATTCACTATGAACTTGATGCCAATTTATTCCACTCCACTGTGGCAATCAGAGTACCCAGAGTTTGAAGAACATAAGGAAATCTTTCTCAGTGCCGTTAAAGAATTTAAAGAACAAACTCCAACAAAAGAAACACCGCGATCAAATATTGCTGGTTATCAATCTCCAAGCACACTTCAACAATTAGGAGAACTTCGTCCACTCTTTGAATATATCTGCCAGCTTGGATATAAGGCAGTTGCAGATTTAGATTTTGTGGATTGTGATATTGCTGTTACTGAAGCATGGTTGAATGTCAATGACAGTCGTCAGTGTATGAATAGTGAACATATTCATGGTGACGTATTCTCTGGTGTTTTTTATCTTCAAGCTCCAGAGGGTAGTGGAAAACTTTCTTTAGTAAATCCAGGGATTAATAGAATGTGGAAAGGTAGTCAATTAGTATCGCAAAAAAATCAATTTACGGGAGAAAGTATTCGTATTGAACCAGTAGAAGGTAATATCATTCTTTTCCCTTCTTATCTTCCTCATTCAGTAGAAACTAATGATCATGACGAAGAACGTATTTCAATTTCGTTTAATATAATTGCACTTCCTAAAGGCTCTATTCAAAAACTTCAATCATAATTTGTGAAACAATATTATTTTATCTCTGGACTACCTCGTTCAGGTTCTACATTATTGTCTGCAATTCTGAAACAGAATCCAGATTTTTATGCTGATATTGCATCACCAGTAGAAGCACTTACAGGAACTTCTATTGATATTATTACTGGTGCTGAAAGTAATCTTACTGTTATTGAAACTCAAAGAAAAAATTTATTACACGGAATCTTTAACGGTTATTATCAGCACATAGAAAATCCTATAATTTTTGATACTTCAAGAAGTTGGACGAAAAAAACTAATTTACTTCAAGCACTATTTCCTTATACGAAAATATTATGTCCTGTAAGAGATATTGTTTCAATTTTAAATTCTTTTGAAGTTCTTTTAAATAAAAATTGTTTTAATACCAAACAAATCAGCGAAAAAGTATTTTCTGATAATATCTTCATAAGAACTCAAGAAATTTTTGAAAGAGAAGTGATTAAGTATCATACCTTTCTTCAAGAAGGTTACGCACTTAACCCCGAAATGATTCATTTTATTGAATATGAGAACCTTTGTAAAGATCCGGAAAAAACGGTGAGAGAAATTTATAAGTTTCTTGAAAAACCTTATTATTCTCATAATTTTGAGGACATAGAATATTCAAATGAAAACTTTGATAAGGCTTGTAATGTTAAAGATTTACATACGGTTAGAAGAAAAGTGGAATACAAACCACCAAGATGTGTTCTTCCTTCAGAAATTGTTCAAAAATATAAGAAAATGAATATGGAATTTTGGAGAAAAAATAATAAAATTAATCCAGATATTATTGAATATAAATGAAAATCTTAACTATACCACGATTAGCACACGATACATCTATCTGCATCTTAGAGGATGGTGCGATTACTTCTTATCAGATGGAAGAAAGATTCTCTAGGAAAAAGCATGATAGACACTCTGAACTGATATTAGATAACTTAGAAGATACTTTTTTTGATAAGATTATTATTACTTCACAGTTTCTTGAAAATTATACATATCCATTAGAAAAAATAAAAGAAAAGATTCAAAATATTTCATATGATAAGTTGATTATTGAAAGTGAAATACATCATTTATATCATGCATATTCGGGATTTTATAATTCTGGATTTGATGAAGCAATTTGTTTTTCGGTTGATGCATCAGGTGCAATTTTAAATAGTGGAGATATTGAAATTGAATCAATTTATCATTTAAGAAAAAATCAAGAGGAAATTCAACTTCATCAAAGAACCAGAAAATTTAGAACAATAAAAGTAAACAATAGTTTCTGGAAATATATTTCTTCTATTGATGAAAAAAATTTAAGTGTTGGTGAAAAATTTTGCAAATATTCGGAATTGTTTGGATATGATGCGATTGATGGTGCAGGAAAAATTATGGGACTTGCACAATATAAAAATTACAAAGAAAAACTTCAGTATCCATACAATTCAAAAGAATGGAAACAAAGAGTTGATCAAGCACATGATTTACAACAAGAAACTCAAAATCACATCCTCTCATTAATTAAAAAATATACAGAAGAAACTGGAATTAAAAATGTTGTAATCTCCGGTGGTTATGGATTAAATTGTGTTGCTAATTATCATTATCTTAAGCAACTAAAAGATATTAATCTTTATGTCGATCCGATATGTTTTGATGCTGGAATTGCTATTGGATCAGCATATTATCATACTGCAGACAAATCTAAAATTAAACCACTTCAAAACGCATATATTGGGTATAAAGAGGAAACTTATGACTTATCAAATTTGGAAACAAAAAAAGTTTCTTATGATGACATTGTGAAGTTACTACTTCAGAAAAATGTAGTTGCATTACTTCAAGGCAAATCTGAAGCAGGACAAAGAGCCCTTGGAAATAGATCATTACTTTTTGATCCAAGAGTTTCTAATGGAAAGGATATAGTCAATGAAATTAAACAAAGAGAAAACTTTCGTCCATTTGCTGGAAGTGTTTTGCAGGAGGAAGCACATAAATGGTTTGACATGCTTTCATTAAAAGAAAGTCCGTATATGCAGTATGCAATTGATGCTTATAAAAATGCAATAGAACAAGTTCCTGCTATAATTCATGCGGATAATACTTGTAGAATACAAACTGTGACTCAGGAACAAAATCATCACTTTTACAATTTGATTTCTTGTTTTTTTGAAAAAACTGGTGTTCCAATGTTGATGAATACAAGTTTCAATCTTGGAGGAGAACCATTAGTAGAGACATTTGATCATGCAATCAAAACTCTTAAGAATAGTATGATAGAATATCTTTATCTTCCCGAAATAGAAACTTTGGTTACAGTTAAGAATAAAAAATTATTGTATCAATGACAATCTGCCACGAAAGAAGGTTAATATTCATTCATATTCCCAAAAATGCGGGGACTTCTGTCATTAAAGCAATGGGAGTTGAGAATATGTACATGGATAAAACTATTGAAGAATATAAAGAATACTATAGTGAATATTGGGATAAGTACAAAAAGTTTACAGTGATTCGTGATCCGATTGATAGATTTATCTCTGCATATAAATTTGCAAGAATGAAAGAAAGTGGGTGGTTCTCTGCAACAGGAGAAGAGGGATTAGAAAAACATACTCATTATGAACTATGTAATAAAATGGACATTAATGAATATACATCATATCTCTATAAAAATTCCAAAGAATTTAATCGTTGGAATATTCCTCAAACCTTTATAATTTTAAATAAAAGTAATGAAATAGAAATAGATTATTATGTAAGATTTGAAAACTTACAAGAAGATTTAAGTAAGATTAGTATAGAAAATATTCAAAAACTAAACTCATCTAAAATAGAAGATGATAAAGTAATACAACTTTCAAAAAATTCCAAAATGAAGTTATATGAAATTTATAATATTGATTATAAAAACTTTAATTATAAAAAACAATCATTATTTGAGTACTCATGAAACTTGATATTATTATTAGAATTCACGATGGACAAAATATTCATGGTAATGGAAAACCAAGATATATTGATGTTCCCAAAAAAGATTTGATAGTAGGATGTTTAACTTCTTTGATTAATTCTGCAAACTTTGCTAAAAGTGTAGAAATAAATTTCGTTATTTTAAATGATAGATGTACAGAAGATTGTATTAAAAAAATTCATGATGCATTTTCATACTCAAAACACTCTTATCAAATTATTGATCTAAAAATTCCTGGATTTCACCACAGTGGTTTAAAACAATTTGAACATTGTAAAAATTCCTCTGCAGATTTAGTTTATTCTGTAGAGGACGATTACTTACATTGCACTGAAGCACTGCAAGAAATGTTGAGTACCTACAAATATTTAAAAGAATATTATCACATATCCAAGGAATTGTGCATTTATCCATTCGATAATGTAGAAGATTATGAGTATGGGTATGTATTTCCTGGAAGAGTGTTTAGAACGCCTAAAAGGCACTGGAAAGAGGGCATATGGACTACTTTCACTATGATGACTACTCCTAAAGTTTTTCAAGATTATTGGCCAACTTTTGAAAAATTAGCATCACAATATACTCCTTGGAATGGGATTGATCCTATAGATGAATTAGTTCATGAAGGAAATACTATTAGTGATATATGGGAACATCATGTGGTGAGAGTGAATCCTATTCCATCATTAGCTTTGCATGTTCAATTTGAGAAGCAAAAAGATCCTCATATTGATCACATGAGTTGGTGGAATAAGTACACGAAAATAAGAAATACATTTCAATATCAATGACTTCACTCTTCATAGTAACCTCTGCAATACACACTGATTATGGGGAATGTGTTACAAAAGATCGTATTGAACAAACAAGAGAAACATTAGAATCGATAAAAACTCATGCTCCAGATTCATCTGTTGTCATCATTGATGGTGGTAATAAATCTGTAGATAATGATATGTTTGACTGCGAAGTTATCAATTATGCAAATCATGAAGAGATACAATATCATCTTCATGAATTTCTAACAACCTGTGATGATATTAATCCAGGTATAATTGCAAAAGCAATATTAGAAATTATGAAAATAGAAGAATATTTAAAAAATATGACAGGTTCTTATGAGAGAATTTTTAAAATTAGTGGTAGGTATAAATTAAATTCAAAGTTTAATTATTCAACACATCTTGAAGCAAAGGATAAAGTTGTCATACTTCAACCGCGTTTAAGTGATTGCATTTATAGATCTGATGTAAAAGCAACAATGATGCAATATATGACACGATGTTGGAGTTTTGATAGTAGTTTATTGTCAGAAATCATTAAAACATTTGGTAAAATGAAAAAAGATGTTTTATACGCATCAAAAACAAGAAAGCAAGCTGATATCGAACATTTACTTTACAAGCATTTGAAGAAAAAAATTGTTAAGACAATCGGTGTCATGGGAGTTGAAGGATATTGGGCTCCGGCAGGTGTTCTCATAAAAGAATAAATACACCAAGATTAATAAATTGAGATTAATTATGAGCGAAGCAGCAAATCATCCAAAAGTTAGAAGATTTAAACTTAGTGTTGATGAATTAGAAACACTTGATGATGTTAAGAAAATTTTAGACTTGTTGGATATTAGACTTCAAACCGATAATCCTGTTTGGGAAGAGGTTGGACAGTTTTTTAAACTGGAGTGCGTCCCAAAAGGTTATATGAAATTGCGTCAAAAAATTGGAGATGAAGGGATTGCAGAATTGCATTATCATGAGATAGAAAGAGAGGCAAAAAAATTACTTGATGAAGAGGAAAATGTATGAATTTATTGAGATCTAAAAAAGAATACTACCCAGTTTATTGGGTGGATAATTTTTTAACTAATGATGAAATTGAAAAAATTAAAACATATGCAAAGACACTTACATTACAAGATGCAAAAGTTGGAGGACAAGAAGAAAATGAAAAAAAAGAATTTACATTAGATTATCACATAAAAGATCCAAATATAGGTGTTGTTCCTAGAAAAAGAATTACTGATATAAAATGGTTTACACTTAATGAAAATACGAATTGGTTATTTAAAAAAATTATTGATGAGATAATTGATGTAAATGGTAAAAATTTTGATTTGCAATTAAAATTTGTAGAAGATTTACAATTTTCAGAATATACTGAAGAAAAAAGAGGATTTTATACAAAGCATCGTGATTGTGGATCAAAAAAATCTTTAGATAATTATGTTGATATTAGAAAACTATCCTTTACTATACAACTAACAGATGAAAATGAATATGAAGGTGGAGAATTAATTTTTTATATTGATGAAAAAGAAAAAAAAGCACCAAAATCAAAAGGTACAATTGTATTTTTTGAATCTGACATTCTTCATGAAGTAACATCAGTTACTAAAGGTGTAAGGCATTCATTGGTAAGTTGGGTGCAAGGCCCTAATTTGAGATAGAAATATGTCGTTTTCTAAAAATGGATACGAAGTTGTTAGGAGTGTAATCACAAAAGATCTGTTATGTCATTTAAAAACTGAATTTCAAATAAAGAGAGATTTACATTTTTTTAAAACAGGTGAAACAAATAATTTTGCTTTTGGTGATCCTCAATCGCCGAATAGTTTCAGCGTTTATGGTGCTCCATTTTTTGAATCTCTTGCAATTAATTTAAATGATCGAATGTCAGAAATCACAAATTTTAAATTAATTCCAACTTACACTTATGCCAGAATTTATTATAAAGGTGCAATTCTTAAACCACATATAGATAGGCCTAGTTGTGAATATTCAACAACTTTATGTATAGATAGCACTGATATTTGGGATTTTCACATTAAAGATAGACATGGAGAGGATAAAGTAATCAAGTTAAATCCTGGCGATATGTGTGTATATTCTGGATGCGAACTAGAACATTGGAGAGATCTATATCAAGGAGAAATGCAAATGCAATGTTTTCTTCATTATGTAAATGCAAAAGGGCCTTATGCAGATCATAAATATGACAAAAGGCCTATGATGGGATTGGGAACACGAGTATCATCTGAATTTAAAAAAGAAAATAAAATTACTTATCAATGAAAAAACCAATTGAAGTCTTTTTAAGACATTGTTACTATTCAAAACTACAAGAACTTCCAGATCGCACAAGGCCTGAGTGGTTTAACAAAATTAAAGTATTTGAAAATTTTAAAAATACCTTAGATCCTGATCTTGTAAACTATACAATTATCTATGATGAGTTTTATGGAGGTATTGATAAAACATTTCTTGCACAGGAAAAAAATGTTAAGATAGTCAATCACGGAAGTGAATGTGAAAGTTTTCTTTCAACTCTTGATCACGTACAGTCAAGAAACTTTGATGATGATCAAATCATTTACTTTTTAGAAGATGATTATCTACATCGTCCTGGTTGGTGTGATATATTATTAGAAGGATTTACAATCAATTCTTCATATGTAACCTTATATGATTTTGATTTTTTTATTGGTAAAGGATTTTTAAGTGAAATATTTTTCACTAAAAGCACTCATTGGAGAGCAACTCCCGCAACAACAAATACTTATGCCTGCAGATATAAAACTCTTTTAGAAGATCTGGATATTCATAAAAAATATTCATCAGAAAAAGCTATCAAAGAAGAAGATGGATTTCATTTCTCTAAAGACTATGACAAGTTTTATGAACTGAAAGATCGTGAAAGATTTTTAATATCATCAATACCTGGCTGGAGCACACACTGCGATTTTAATCATTTAAGTCCTATCATAGATTGGAAACAAGTTATGAATAGATCATATGAGGACAAAAAACAAAAACAATCAGTATCTCTAAATTATAAATGACTACAATCATATCATTAGACGGTGGACTTGGACGAATTATCACAGCAATTCCAGCACTTTTAAAATATCATAAAAATCACCCCGATGAAGAATGGTATATAACAATTCCTGGATGGGAATTTATAACATGGGGATTTCCAGAACTGCAAGAAAGAACATTTAGTCCTGAAGCAAAAGGTACGTTTAATTTGTTTTGGAAAGCATATAGAGTTATCTCACCAGAACCTTATCGCCTCCCTGCATACTATCGAAACGAAATTTCACTGAGAGAAGCATTTGATGTTTGTATCAATGATTCAGAAGATCATAGTGACTTGCCACCGATGCAACTTAACTTATCAATGCAAGAAAAAAGAAATGCATATGATATTATTAAAAGATCAAAGAAAAAGCATCCCAAGGGGAAAACAATTGTCATACAACCATATGGATCTACAGCAACACCACATCCATCTGGAATTTTTGATGATAGTTTGAGATCAATGCCCCAAAAAATGTTAGATTATTTTATTGATAATCTTTCAAAGAATTATAATCTAATTTACATGGGAGCAAAAGACTTTCATGATGTTAGAACATATAAACCAGATCCAGATCCGGATTTAAGATCTTGGGCTGCAATTATAGGAGCAGCAGATTACTTTATTGGTTGTGATAGTTGCGGACAACATATGTGTAAAGCATTTGATAAAAAAGCGTCTGTTATGATTGCAGGAACTCATAAAACTAATACGACTTATGATGATTTTCATATAATTGAAAGAGATGTTCCTTTCTATCCTGATAACATGAGAATATCTGGATTTCAATCGCATATGGCATCAAGATTAAATGAACCAAGAATTGACTTTACTCAAGAAGAAATAGAAAAAGCATATCGCGAAATTATAGAAAATATTGAAGGAAAATCACAAGCATTATCGCCTAGCGAAATTGTAGCAAATATTGAAGAAAAATCGCCGAAGAATAAAAATAGCAAGGTATTTTATAATTGAAAATAACACTTCACAAATAAAATGAAGACATTAAACGAATTTTATAATAAATCTTGCAAACCTAAATGTGAAAGTTATACAAAAATAACTGATAATATCACATTGATTGATAATTTTTTTGAAAATTTTAAGTCTGCAAAAAAATTTTTTGTAGGCACAGATAAATGGAATTGTATTGCATATCAAGAAAATGCTAAACCAGGATATGAAAGTATTTTTCCTAACTGGGTTGGAAAATCTTTAGTGGAAAAATATGCTGTAGATAATAATATAATTGATGATTTAAATTCTTATAAAATGACATGCAATTACTTTTTCGAGCATGAATCAAAACCAATATGGACGTTATCTAATTCATATCCACACATAGATCAAGTTCAATTTAAAAACATCCTACAATACATATGTTTAGTTAACTTGAATGACATTCCAGTATCAACAAAGTTTTTTGCATATAAAAATCAAGAATACTGTAGTAGTGAAATACTTGAAGAATGGGAAGAATATTTAAAAAATAAAAAAAAGGAGTTGATGGATTATTACCGTGAAGTGCAAATAACAAAAAATGAATTTAAAACTTTTTTAAATAACAAACAAGATTCACATATAAAATTAATTAAGGAGATAGAATACAAACCCAATCAAGCAATTGTTTATCCTGCAAATTTATTTCATTCTCCTAATATAACTCAAGAATTTACCAAAGATAATCCCAGAATTTTATTACGTATTGTGTTTAATAGGAAGATTATAGAACAAAAAGAAATCAAAGGAGTGCTATACAATTGAAAATAACAATTCCTATTTCTGTTGGAGAACTTCTTGATAAGATTTCTATTCTTCAAATCAAGTCCCTATACACAGATAATGTATATGTACATAAAGAATTAGATAGTCTTATTGAAATTGCAAAAGAAAATAAAGTTTTTGATTTTAAATATTTTGATCAGCTTTTAGAAGTCAATCAAAAACTTTGGAAAATAGAAGATGAATTAAGAGTTCATGAAAAATCAAAGGATTTTAGTGATTCTTTTGTAAATCTTGCAAGAAATGTTTATATTAATAATGATAAAAGATCTTCAATTAAAAAAGAAATCAATGAAAAATTTGATTCGTCATATAGGGAGGTAAAAATTCATAAATAAAAGCGAAGGATAAACTAGAACTCCCGCAAACATGGCTTATACAGATTTTGCTGCTACAGAAGCAAGAGGTATGTGGAGTCCTCCTAATGGAGCAGCTCCCCAAATGCTCCCAGATCAGTGGAAAGATAATCCTGAAGATACATTAAGAACTGATCTTCCTGATAAAACCGATGATGAATTAGTTGCTCTTGGTTGGAAAAAGGTTAGTATGCCTTCCTATGAAACATATGGAGCAGCATTTTTCAGCAATTCCTATGTATGGAATAGTGAAACAAGAGTATTTGATGCAACAGAACTTTCAGATGATACAAAACTATTTTCTGTTAACTATGATGCTTTTTGGACTAATTTGTTAAGTACTGATGTATATACTACAATGAAGACAGCAGCATCTTCAGCATTAGCAGCAAATACTCTTCTTACTGAATTTATTGCTCTTCTGGATGATGCAAAGAGAGGTTTTGCCAATTCTATTAAAATACAAGAATCAATCACTGGAATTCTTGCAGGAATTACATTTTCTACGGATGAACTTGCAGAACTGCAGACATTATTTGATTCAACTGGAATGAGTGCTGTTTACACATTATCATAATTTATGACATTTGAAATTATAGATGATTTTCTTGAAAAAGAAGATCTTGATTATATTACCAATACTTTTTTTCCTAAAGATTTTAACAATCCAAACAATTTTGCTTGGAATTATCATAAAGGTATCGTAAGAGATCCAGAACTAGGCCCTACAGGATATGAAGAGTACGATTGGATGTATAATCGTGCTTTGTATTCTTCAGATAATGGACTAAAATTTGACAGACACTATCCTGTAGTTAAACCTATTATCAATAAACTCAACATCAAAAAACTGTTTGATGTTCGAGCAAATCTTTTAGTGCCAACAAAAAAACATATCTATCACGAATTTCATACTGATAGAAATATACCTCATAAAGTTGCATTATTTTATGTGACTGATTGTAATGGATGGACAGTCCTTAAAGATACTGCTAAAGTAGAGTGTATTAAAAATAGAATGTTACTTTTTGATGGTTCTATAGAACATCATTCAGTGACTTCTACCGATGAAGTTCGCTGTGTAATTAATATTAACTATAATTGATTATGAATGTTGTTGAATATGGCAATAATTGGTTGATTGAAGATCAATTAGACAATGAGTTGCTAAATGACATTAAATACTTTCTTGATAAACACTTAAATTTTTTTTATAATGATAAAGAAGGTTTTAGTACAACAGGAGATAATGCAGAACAATATTGGATTCAAAAGAAAGGAAAGAAACCTTTTTATTATAAAAATAAAGAGTACGAAGACATAGAAAGAAGATTTAGAGAAGGAATATATGGAAGACTTAAAGCAGCATCTCTTTTAAGAACTGATAATGTTGAACTGGAACAAAGTACAGCTTGGACAGTAATAGGCGAAGAAGGTTCTTATCATACAATTCATGATCATTGTAATGGTACGATAAACGGAATATCCATCGTATTATATTTGAATGTACCCGAACCGAAACATAAATTTAACAATATAGTTTTTGTTTTACATACTGATCCATCAAACAATTTTATAAAACAAGGATGTCCTAGTATTTACAACATACAACCCGAAGTTGGGAAAGTTTTAATTTTTCCTTTTCATATCCCACATGGAACTTATCCACAAACAAAAGGTATTAGGCAGACTTTTAATGTTGATTATGTATTAAGCATGAAATCAGAATCTCCATTAAATTACTCCTAAAATGAATTACAAAATCATAGATAACGCTCTCCCACAAGAAGAGTTTGAGAAAATTAAAAATAGCATATTAAACCCATATTTTCCTTGGAATTTGACAACTTTTATTACAAATGAAAAAGAAGTTCTTCCTACACATGCCTCTTTTTACTTTACGCATATGTTTTGGGATGGATTTAATATAGAACCTGTATCTCATATGTTTGCGCCACTTCTTAATTTGATGGATTGTCATGCACTTATGAGAATCAAAGCAAATTGTTATCCATCCACACCAGAAACAATAATACATGATAATCATGTTGATTATCCATTTCCTCATAAAGGTGCAATTTTTTATCTGAATACTAATAATGGAGTGACTATTCTTGAAGATAAAGTAGAAGTTAAATCAATTGAAAATCGCCTGTTACTTTTTGATTCCTCTAAACCACACACAAGTACAACATGCACTGATACTAAATGCAGAATCAATGTAAACTTTAATTATTTCTAGGACACTTTAAAAAGTGGCACATACCCGTCAGGTTTTCGCTTGACGGGTTTTATACTATGTGCATTCACACAGGGGAGATGACTGCCACTGAAAAACTTGTCTTCATTGCATCATTTTTCTGGTTAATGAACTGGGGAACCCGTGTAACTTCTGCTGCGATCAATGCTTTATCTTGACATCACCGGAAAGGCACCTAAAAGGCGCTGTAAGAAGGTTGTAGAGTGGTTCAAGGCAAAGTATATGCCTAACCATCATCTAGACATCACAGTCGCTCACAGAGGACTCAAGAGAGAACATGCTCAAGGATTCTGCACTGTTATGGATTGTGATCATCACCCCCGTGAGTTTCTAATTGAAATGGAAACTACTCTTAAAGAGCAGGATTACATCACTGTTCTTCTACATGAACTGTGGCATGTTTATCAGCATGTTAATGGTTCACTTCGCGATAAGCGTGGTGTGCGACATTGGAAAAATGTAAACGCTGATAATCTTGATTATGCAGATCAACCCTGGGAGCATGAAGCAGTTGAGATGGAGATTAAACTCTACAATTCTTATCTGGGTTTAGGCCCTGAATCACATGGAAAGGGAACACCATTCCCCAACCGCTTGACAAATTCTTAAATCTCTCTATAATACCTTTGTGGAGGTTGTACAAACCATGAAAACCGAGTTTATCTGCGTCAAACCAAAGACATCCAAGGCTAAGAATCGCTTTGCTAATGAGATGGATTTGCTACATTCTTGCAGAGTAGAGAAGCGCGAGAATGGAAAAATTTTCCTTGCATCTATCAGTGGTAAATACTTTTTTTGGATAAATGAATTATCCGATGATCACTGGGAAGTTATCACATGATAGAATTTCTTTTAAATACATCCTTATCTTGCTCTCAAGCAAGTGCTATAATTACTAGGATGGAAAAACAACGTAAAATCATGGGTAATGAATCTGTCAATGAACTTATCCATGAAGTAAAAAACTATGTACCGGAGTGTTTTAATGAAGGATCAGTACAGCATCAGTGACGACGAATCTAAGCAAGACAAATGGAATCGAGGACTTGATTTGTTCATTGAATCTGTTCTAAAACCAGATCCTGCATTGCGCCAATGTGCTCACAATCAACGTTGTTATCATGAGCTCATGGATGTGAGATCTGATATTCTTGAATATCTTAAATCAAAACGGTGGAATTGATGACTGCACTTATTGAACCATCAGATCCTCAATATTTTACTGAAACATCTGGTGAATTATATGATCGACACACTTACAAGATTGTATCTAAATCTGGCGAAACAATCGTTGTCGATAACTGGTTGCAAGCAAGAGAAATTTGGTGGAATAGAAAAGCATTTTTATCTCATGTAGAAATCCTTGATGTAAAAAAATCAAAAGGATTTAAATAACGAACATGGTTAAACATACAAATGAAAAGATTCCTTTAATACTATCTCTCATAGCATGTTTACTATTTGCATTGAGTATTATTATCTATGGATACATACACGGTAATATGCACCTTCTAACGGTATTAAAAAATGCAAGAAGTTGATGTTTATTATATTGAAGAAAAATACCCAGTATTTACAACATTTCTAAATCATTCTTCAGAAGAGATTAGAAATATAAAAGAAACAATAATTGAATATCGTAAAGAAAATCCGAAATCAAATAAAAGTAATGTAAAAGCCTGGCACTCTCATTATAAAACACATAATTTAACTAACTGTTTTGAAAATATAAATCTTCGTATATTATATGAATGTGATAATATATTGAATTCTTTTAACAATACCAACGATAGATTGTTATTGCATGATATGTGGGTAAATATGTATGAAAAGGGAGACTACACAGACAACCATGCTCATATTGGAGTAAAATATTCTTGTTGTTATTATATTGATATTGAAGAAAATTGCTCACCAATTAAATTTCAACCTAAGTTAGAAATCAAACCTGAAAATGATATGTTAGTTCTTTTCGGTGCAAATGTTTATCATGAAGTTCCTCCCACTAATGGAAAAAGAACACTTATTGCAATGAATTTAGATTATCCCAGCCTCCCTCTGAACTTACCAACTGTTATTAAATATTCGTAATGAATTTTACATCAGAAGAGTTGAAGTATCTGTATAATGTTTTATCTACTACCAGTTCTTATACTATTGCTAGAGGTGAGCAAATCGATCACCCATCAGTAAAGCATCAACAACTACAACAAAAGATTAAAGAACAACTTGGCAAAATCCACTGGAAATAAATTTGGTTTCAATTTATTATTGACAACTACAAAAATGAAACGTCCTAGTTTACTTGATGCATCAGGTTCAGTAAAATTTCCATATGAAACCTTTCCATGGAGACTTGAATTAAAAGATGTAGTGTGTCACTTTGAATGTAAAGAACACATGGTTAAGTATCTCAACAGATACGACTATAAACCCAAAGATGTGAAAATTTCTAATCGTTATGGCGAAAAGTATCAATTCAGAGGAAAGAAAAAGAAATCTACATAGTGATAGATGCGAAACAGGTATGAGTGATGAGTTACCTATCAAACCGCACACACAGATTTTAGTTCTCAATAATAGTTACGAACCAATTAATGTCACAAATTGGAAACGTGCTATCGTTCTTCTTCTAAAAGAAAAAGCACAAGCATTATCAAAACGAGTCATCAGATTAGTTAATTACATTCGCATCCCATTTGCAAAGATTGTTGCTCAAACACCATCTAGAGCGATGATTTATAAGCGAGATAACAACAAGTGTCAGTATTGTGGAGCTACACGATCACTTACTATTGATCATGTTATTCCTCGTAGTAAAGGAGGAGAAGACACCTGGGATAATCTTGTAGTTGCATGTTCATCTTGTAATGTTAAGAAGGGCGATAAACTTCTTGAGCAAACTAATATGAAACTTGCAAGAAAACCTTTTACACCCTATAATAAAGTACAATTTTCATTATCTGGCAATCAAGTCCCTGAATGGCAGGAGTTTTTATTTGTATGATGAAACAATACCCTTACGAAGTTACTTACAAACTCAATAGTACAGGTAACAAAAGATTTAACAAAAGAGTAGAAGCAGCAAGTCAAGCAGAAGCAAAACGATTGTTTGAGGCTGACATGCCATCAGCAACTATTTTATTTGCCACACCACTACCACAGAATCGACGATGAAATCTCCTAGACAAATGAAATCCAGAACATATTATTACTTCTGGGCATTTATGGCACTCACTGTATTTTTCGGACAACTTTATGTTGGATATGGATACCGTCTTATGCACGGTAGTCTATTAGATCTGATGAACAAAGTTGATGGAGTTCTCTTACATAAAGAGGATAAACCATTCATTTAACATTTGTGTCAATACCCTTAAAAGAATATAAAATTTGTTATGATTTACTGATAAATGTATTAAAATAATAGAAATTTCGGATCGCCTATGACTCTTCCAAAGGACAAAAAACCTAAAAAGCAAGAGATTGATAGTATGAAGATTGCAGTCAGTGAGTCTGGCATCCGTGCAATTCATCCAGATAAAATGGAAGATTTTGCCGCACACATGGTAGAGCAGTTAAAAGAGGAAACAGAGTGACAGTTGCATAGGTGGTACATGGGGGGTTTCGCGCCCCCCTTTTTCATGTATTATTAAAGAGTCAAAGGAACACACTATGGCAACTCGTTCACGCATCGGCATCGAACTCAAAGACGGTTCTATTCTGTCTGCTTATCACCACTGGGACGGTTATCCTCAGTGGCTGGGACGCATCCTGACTACTCACTATAACACCCGCGAACAGGCAGCAGATCTGATTGACGGTGGCGATATGTCATCTTGCTGGAGTGATGAAGTGTGGGGCAAGAAACTTCCTGATGACGTATATTTTCCTGAGTATTATTCTGCCCGTGGTGAGAATTGCCCTCCTCGCTATGATCAAACCCGCGAAGAGTTTCTCTCTGATGGCGAAGAGTTTTCTTACATCTTTACGAGTGCGGGTTGGGTATGTTATGATATGAATGAGTTTAATGACAACGATCCTGAAATCGTTGAAATTCCCTCTGGAGCACTTGCAGTATGATCGAAGCACCATTGATTGTGGATTTGGAAGAACTGGAGGTGCTGCAAACCGCCCTCCAGAAGTTGCCTAAATCTGATAGCAAAAGTCCAAAAGTCTCTTTGCTTTACAACAAAATTGTTTCTATTAAAGAAACGATTGAACTTCAAGAACTTTACCTCACGGATCCGCGCAATGACTGACACCGAAAAGAAGTATTGGCAAGACATCGCTACCGATTTCTGGAAAGAAGTTGAAAAGGAAGCGGAGGAACTTGAAGTAACTGTTGACTACTACATCGAGGAGTTTTTCACATCATGACACAACAAAATCACCCTGAGTCAGAGCAACAACCATTCCCTGAGTCAGAACAACATGGACATGAACAATCATGACTGAAGATCAAAAGTACAAAGTTATCATCGAGCAAACCAATGGATGGTTTCTTTATGATAAAAATGCACAGCATCTTACTAAAGCTGATGGTATTAAATGGGTTGATAATGCCATGAGAGATGGTATCTCACCTGATAGATTGCGCGTTGTTCGACAGGAGTGGGGACAATGATTGGAAACCTTGAACCTGAAGAACATGTTATGGATGACAGTGTGATGTATCCTGGTGGAATGTTGGGGCAACTTGCTATTGCTCTGGAGAAAATGGGATGGGATCAAGGTGATAATGTAGCAGTAGAGATTGCAGGCACCTCAGTGTATGAAATTGATGGCGCTGGTACTAAGTGGGCACCTGTAAAAGGCACCCGTAAGTACAACAAAGACGCTTTCATTGTCATCAAGAATCTTGATCGCAATCCCACTGTCCCGAGTCTACCTAATCCAGATCTTATAGCACATCATCACAAACCAGAAGTTGCTACTATCGAAGTTGCCAATCAGAAAATTGCAATTCAGCAAGATGAAGAAGCTATTCGTGCTGCAATTAAAAAGAGTGATGATGAGAAAGGATACGATACTTACAGTAAGTAAGGGTTGAAATGATCAAACCTGATATGATTGTAACCTGGAAAGATCATCTTAAGAATGGATTGATCTGGAAAGCAAATGTTGAACTTGCGATGGAAGATGTTGGCGAGTCCAGTTTTTATTCCGTTGATGTTTATGTTGTAGCACCAAATCAAAGTCTTGCTCAATACATTGTGACTACGATGTATCCAGAGTTTGAAAGTTTATCTATTGATGATGAACCTATGACACCGGAAACTTATGGCAAGGCATTTGAATAGAAATGATTGAACTTCCATCTGATTTTATTCATGAACCTCCCAAAGGATACCATTATGAAGTTGAAAAATTCCGACACAATCTTCATCGCATTTGCATTGTCAATGATGGTAAGTTCTCCTATACTGATGTGGCACCTAAGTCCGTCTGGGGATTCTACAATGCAAAAAAGAGAGTCTATTTCGCGCCTATTAACTTCTCCAAGTGTGGAGATCAGGTAGACATTACTAATACTCGCCCCTATACTGCAATGCAGTTGAACTTAAACCCACTCGAATATGCATTATATTCCTAGAGTTGACGATTATGTAAAGTGGAGAGGCATTGAAGGTTGGGTGTATTTTGTTGACAAAGAATACCTAACGATTGAAGTTGGTGTTAAACCAAAAGAAGATAATTTAGTGCCAATGCACAAGAACCATCATATTCTAATTGTATGTCATCATTGGGATTGGCATGAGTTAGAGTATATTAAGAACAGAAGAGGTAACATTGACACCTACAAATCGCAAGTAGGTAGGTATTCAGATCCCCAGTAAATTATCATGATTAAGTATCAAGTTTCATACAAAAAGCCAAAGAAAAAAGGTTATGCTTGTCACAAAGCAGTCTTCTATAAGATTGAAGATGCAATGTTCTGGGAGGAACATGTAAAGAATAACCTGGAGGGCAGGGACGTTCAACTAACTGTCCACTGATCTAACCACTACCACTTAATTCCTGTATATTAAAAGAGTCAAACAAACGACATTATGATTTTCGAGTTCACCGACACCCCTCAGGTTGAAGAAATGATGTATTGGAATGATGAATCCATTGAACAGTTTCTTGATGAGCAGGGTGACATCATTGGTATGAACATTGAGTGTAATGAGCTTGATACAAATATGACTGTGTAATTATCAACTTACATAGATACCTTTGTATCGGTTGTTGAGGAAACTCTAACAACTTCTAAAAAGCATTAAAGGCATCCTAAATAAGGGTGCCTTATTTGTTTTTATGACACCTCACAAATACGATCACATACTAATCCATAGAAATCCATACAATAACAAACCAATCACAATCGAATACAGAGATCCTAAATTCATACAAACACGAATCTATTTTCAGTGTGAGAGTGACTATTTCAGGAGAAAAAAGACAAAAGTATAACTGTCACAAGGGGGGTTGCCAAACCCCTTTTTTTATGCCATGATGTAATCATGAAAAACATTCATCTCCAGCACCCCGAAGATTCTATCCTTTCGGGTGATCTTTCCGTTCTCGATTGGTTCCTGACTCCTTCACATCTTTCCGTAAAGATGGATGGATCGCCAGCTATTGTGTGGGGTAAAAATCCTGCCACTGGTAATCACTTTGTCGGGACTAAATCTGTCTTCAATAAAGTAAAAATCAAGATCAATGAGTCGCATGATGACATCGACAAGAACCATGAAGGTGAAGTCGCTAAAATCCTTCATGCTTGCTTTGATTATCTTCCTTTTACAGATAATGTCATCCAGGGTGACTTTATTGGTTTCGGTGGGAGTGATACTTACACTCCTAACACACTCACTTATGTCTTCGACGATGTTGTGACACAAAATATCATCGTAGCACCTCATACTTTCTATGAATGTGAGAATGATTTGCGCGATGCTATTGCACATCCGATGGAGTATTTCAACATCCCAAGCACTGAACATGTAAAAATGGTGCAACCAAAGTGTTGGGAAGTTGATGAAGATTTCAGCGAGATTGTTGGTTTCGCTCGTCAGATGGCACAACTGGTGAAGTTTGTTGACGAGAAAGAAGCAGCAAAACTTAGAATCGAATTGAACAAATGTATCCGTGAAGGTATTGATGTGGTGCCAGATACATTCGACAATTCTATGCTGATTTCATTCTGGTTCTTGATTAAATCTATCAAGGATGATGTGTTGTTTATGTGCCGCAATGATGGGCCTAAAGCATACATTGGTTGGAAGCGATGTGGTGGTGAAGGTTATGTTCGCAGCAATGAGTTTGGCACCTATAAGTTAGTCAATCGCTATGAGTTTTCTCGCGCAAACTTCAACAATATGAAAGCATGGGGACAATCCTGATAGTGTCCACCAGAGGCACCCAGGAGCGCCTGTAGCGTGTATTATTAAAGAGTCAAAGGAATTCACCCATGACTACTGAATTTGCTGATTTCGTTGCAACTCAAGATGCAAAGAACACAATTCAACTGAATGTGCGAAAGTACACTCTGATGTTGTGTGATGCACTCCAGATGGATTTCAACAAGAAGGGACACACTCTCGAATACAAGTTCTACATCGAAGAAGGTGGACGAAAGTATCACAAACTGGTGATGGAAACTGAATCAGGTTCTCGTAGTGTTCATGCTTTCGTTGATAAGAAGACTGGCGAAGTTTACAAGGCTGCATCATGGAAATCACCTGCAAAGCACGTTCGTTACAATCTTCTTTCGATTGAATCCCGTGAAAAATGTTTCAAGCGGGCAGATTGGGCAGGTTCTTATCTCTACATGTGATAATTTAACCACACCAGTACAAACTTTACTTTAATTCATCACAATGAAAAAAGTCAAGAACTGGAAAAAATACTGCAAAGTAGCTTACAATTCTTTGAGAGCTAATGTTGAACTTTGGGGAGATCCTGATTATTTCCGTCCAATCACTCGTACTTTTTATGAGAGTGTTTTCAGTTCTGGTTATGATCACAATGGATTTATCAGTGAAGATGCACTGAACAATCCTAAACAGAGAACCCAGGATCATTGTCTGTCGCCTCAATTTATCGGCAGAATGATTATGGATAATGCTGAAATCTATTTGAATGATTACACTTTATTTGAGAATCTATTCTGGATTGCACGCACTACGATTGTTGTGACAAAAGAAGAAAATAAGAAACTCAGTATGTTGACTGATAATCGTGGCATTGATTACAAAGTTTATGTACCGACTGATCAAAAGTATAAGCACTTAGGAATTAAATTGTATCATAGAAAAGGAAGAGAATGGAAAACAAGTGTTCCATTTGACAATAACATTATTCCCACACCAACAGATCTACTTTCTTATGAACAAAACTTCTTAGTGTGCCAATGATGGAGGTGTCCACTGCATTGCCAGGGACACCTTTTTCGTGTAAACTGTTATCAACAACAAAGGTTCAATGTTTTCTCTGCGTCCACATCAGCAACGTGCATGTGAATCAATGCAGAAATATGAAAAGGGCACTGTCATTATCCCCACAGGTGGTGGCAAAACGATGTGCATGATTCAGGATACATTGACTGCGTTCGATGATAGTGTGAACCGCACAGTTGTTGTAGTTGCTCCGCGTATTTTACTGGCGGAGCAGTTATGTTCTGAGTTCTTGGAGCATATTACAAACGTCAGTGTGCTTCATGTTCACTCGGGGGAGACACATTTCTTCAGCACAACTAAAACAAAGCAGATAAAGCTGTGGAGTAAGTACACTCGTGGAAGAAAACTTATCTTCACTACTTACAACAGTTTGCAGAAGATTGTTGATGCTGAGATTGACATTCACACTGCGTACTTTGACGAAGCGCATAATAGTGTGAAGCGCAACTTCTTCGCGCCGACAGAGCAACTTAGTCAGTCAGATTCGCGAGCGTTCTTCTTCACTGCGACACCAAAGTACAGTAGCACAGTGTTCAAACCAGGCATGAACATGCCTGAGATTTATGGTAACACAATCTGCAATGTGCCTGCTCCTGAGTTAGTCGAAGGTGGATACATCTTGCCGCCCAAAGTTGTAGTGAAAGAGATGGAGATGGCAGAGAAAGGTTTGAACTACGATCGTGATTCAAACTATATGCTTCATGCGATCAATGATGAGAATGTTGATAAGATCCTGATTGCTGCTCGTACTACTAAACAGATCATCGGGTTGGTATCACAAACTGATTTCTGTGTTAAGTTGCAACAGCGCGGTTATTCTTGGATGATGATCACATCTAAGACTGGTGCTATTATTGACGGTGAGAAGGTTGATCGTGAGACATTCTTTGAGACGTTGAATACATGGGGCAAGACAAAAGGCAAGCGGTTTGTTGTCATCCACCATAGCATCTTGTCTGAGGGTATCAACGTCAACGGACTGGAAGCTGTACTTTTCATGCGAAACATGGACTACATTGGTATCAGTCAAACTATCGGACGTGTTATCAGATTGGGTGACAAGTCTAAGCAGTTTGGTTTAGTTGTCGTCCCTGTATTTGACAAGGTTGGCATCACCACCAGTAGAAAAGTGCAGGCGGTTGTTGATACTGTCTTTGAACAAGGTGAACCCGCTATTTCTACAATCAAGAGGTGATATGATAGATTATGACATTGAAAAGTCTATCCTTGAGCTATCATTAAGGAAGACAAGCTTGCAGAAAGAAATAGAAGAAATTGATTTGCAAATTGCGTTCTTGATTGAACAGAAAGAGGAGCAAGAGAAAATATAAACAATATGTGCCAAAAGTATTGGTGGCACATACATTTACCAAACAGGATTAAAACCTGTATTCTATAGAAGTGGAGGGGAACAGGACACCCATTCATCACTCCTAGCGAGTCAGTTGGCAACTCTACTGCTGATGATAAACTCCACACAAATTCATTCACTTTGTCAAGGGATTCGTCCTATGCTTTCTTCTCAAGTCCGCGACTATTTCAGTGATCCTGTTGTAGTCTCCAACATCGTTTTTGAACTTAACACTGAGATCGGATTCTGTCCTATCTTGCGCAATCTCAAGCGCGAGAAAGATTGTGGTGTAATTGACAACGACAGCATCACATTCCGTCAACTAGGTTCGGAAGATCGTAACGAGGTTTTTGTCTATCTCGGCAGAATTCTTGAGTCAGTTCTAACATGTCAACTGGCAAAGTGTGATTCTTTCGATGTAAAGAAGGATCGCAGTTCTTCTGGTGACGTTACTATCAACGGACGTATCTGGGAGATCAAAGGAACATCCGGCAAGAATTCTTGGACGGGTTCTACACATGCCACCAAGAAAGAGGATGACAAAATGGACTTTATTGGCATCAAATACGGACTGAATGAAGACATCAATGTGTTCGACATTTTCAGTGGTGATGCAAAGTTGCTTGAAGAAATCTTCATCGGTGTATTTGATCAGATCGAATTGATCCGCCGTGGTAGTGCAACTCAGTCTAATTCTCGCACGTCGTTGTTAATTGGCGTTGATGAGTATGATACAGTTAAGGAGCAAGTTGCATGGGGTTGGTTTAAGAAACCACAGCGCAATGGTAAGTATCTACAACTCTGCGCTGCATGATTGATACTTTATCACAACTTCGCAAACTTTCTATCTACAAACCAATGCAATTCCAAATCACACAAATTGAGTTTGATTTTGATGATGCTTTTGATGGTGAACCAAGTGAAGAATCTAAAAAAGAATTGTATAATGATGTACTCGGTGAACCGTGGGAAGTACATGATGAAGAAGATTTATTAGATGAAATTTCTGC